TTTCATTTCCTTTTGCTTTCGCATACCTGACGGGTTTCCCGTATTCGCGGCGCACTTGTCGTGCGCCGCTCACACGGGGGCGTACCGGTTTCGACGGGGGTGTGGAGGCAGGATAAGCGGGCAGAGGCGCCTGGCCTCTATAAAACGGGTAACTTATAAATTAAAGAACAACAACGAAGTTGCTCTCGCTGCCTAAGTAGGCGGCCGTCTGAACCGGAGAGGCCACGGGCCGGGGAAGGCGTCGTAAACGTGGCGTCCGTGAGGCGGGAAAGAGTTGACCCGCCCACGCATTATGACTCTACCAAAGCGTAAGGTCCGTCAGGTGTCCTTGCGCGGAGGGAATGTTTAAATCCTGACTGCGCCCGGAGAAAGTCCTGTTAAAGTGCTTTCGGACGCGGGTTCGACTCCCGCCGCCTCCACCATTACAATCTAATCCGAACATTTTTGTAACGCTTGACGTGTTCGGGTTAGTCGTTCAGATTGAACGCTAAAGAAATAACCCCGCTTTCCGGTAAGGGAAGGCGGGGTTATTCTCTTTTCCTGCTCATAGCTGCGCGAATAGCAAGCGCCGCCATGCAGTAATTTGTTATTGCTTCGTTCTTTTGCCTGTAAAGCTCCGACAGGCTCAACCCATACATTGCTTGCAGTTTTGCCCGATGTCCCGCATAGCGGCAACGCCGATCTATGAAGAACTGCCGCAATATTTCTTGTTCCTGCTGCGGCAACGTATTCAAAGCGGCTGCGATAAATGCGGCGCGTTGCCGTTCCGCCGCGTCCGTGCTTTCTTCCAGCACTCTAAAGCCTTCAAGCTCTGCTATTGCCGCTTCCCGCATTTTCTCAAAGTCCATTTTCAAGCCCTCGCAATTCCTCCGCCGCCCGCTCGATCCACTCTTCCCAATTTTCCGCCGCTATAACAACATTTAACGGCGTGGGTGAATGTCCGAAAACGTCCTGCGGATCGTCCGGAAAGTGCGCATAATGCAGCGCTTTCAATGTTTCGTCCCGCCGAAGCTTCAACATTGCGGCGTTTTCAATTCGTGCAACCTCGTTTTCATCTTTGAAGCGCCCGCCGGAAGCAAGCGCCCGTTTCGTGTAATCGTCAAAATATAACCGCCGGATCACAAACGCTTCCCGCTCCGGCAGACGATCGACCGCCGCGCGGACAATTTCGCATAGCTCTTTTTTCTCTATGCGTTCGTCGAACTCTTCCGCGCTTTCACCCTCTATCAAGTCGCCCGCTTCCGTCCCGCTCCCGTCCTTGTCGTTCTCAATAATTGCATTGAGAGAGGAACACGGCTGCGGAAATATGCGCTTGTCGCCCTCTCGGACGTTGCCGAACATGGCGTATACCTGTTGTTTGTATTTGAAGTTTATGTAGCTTGCAAGTGCAAATCCCTTTTCCGGATCGAAGGCGTTTACAGCTTCAACCAGCGCCAAATATCCGCATTGCATGAAATCATCAAGATCAACAAACGCGTTTTGCTCAATGATTGAACGGTATTTCACCGCCAAGTAGTAAATATGCCGCCTGTTCTGCGCCCAAAGCAGCGCAAAGGCCTCTTTATTGCCCGCCTTCGCCCGCGCTGCTAATTCCTCATTGCACCATAGCTTTCCCATAAGCTCATACGCTCGCCGCGTCCGGCTCTGTAACTTCTATATTTTGATCGTTCGACAGCTTGCAATAAAGGCTAATATCATCGGTATAGCCTTCGTAGTTGTCTATGCGTTTAATGTCGTAGAACTTGCCGCCGTACTCCACCAGCATTTCCGTTGTTACGTCGGTTCTATGATTGACCGTGAAAACAACCTCTTCCGCCGCGTTCACCATTGCGGAAGCGTAGAACTCGCTTCCGGACAACTGCCGATAGTAAGCCCACAACCTCCCGCTATGGATCGGTCGCCATTCTTCCGTGTTGAACCCGTGTTCGTTTGTCGTGCTTGTAAAAGCAATAATGCGGATTTTCTTATCTTTCAGCTTCATTCCTGCCGCTCCCTCCGTTATAGCGTCCGTATATATTCTTCGTATTTCTCCGTTAAACCTACATAAGCGTCAAGCAGGCTTGCCATGCCGTCTATGCGCTGCTTTGCGGCTTGATTTTTGACCGGAACAATATTGCCGTTTACGTCGGTTTTAACGCCTGTGTTTGTCAAACACCATTTCAAGATCGGGTGATTGTTATAAACAATCCGCTTTGCCTGCAAGTCTGCACCCATGTTCTGCATAGGAAGTGAAAGCGTTTTTGCGCCCTGTATGCAAGGGATCATATTAAACCCGCTCGCCTTCATTTCCTCAACCCAATAGCGGGCGCTCCATGCGTCATAGTAAACCCAAGCGGGAACAATCTTGTATTCCGCCGCCATTTCCAAAAACCACGCCGTTACGTCCTTGTAATTGATCGTGTTTCCGGCGCAAGTGCGCAATAGTCCGCGATCCCGCCACTTGTCATAGGGTATCTTTTCTTCCGCCACGCGGCGCTCTAACGTTTCTTCCGGTATCCAGTACATTTGCGTAACACACCGTTTCCCCGTGTCCTTGTCGATCATCAAGAGCGTTGCACACGTCAAATCAAGCGTTTTCGACAGGTCAGCGCCGCCGATCGCAAACTTGTTCTTGAAGCGGGCAAGATCGAACGTTTCCGCGTTGTCTATGTCCTCATAGGTCAGCCACGCCGTGCTTAACGTATCCTTGATATTGAAATCCTTTACCAGCAGGCCGCGCAATTCGTTAGGGTTATTTTGTGCGCGGGCAACCTTTGTTTGAAGATCATCTATTTTCTTGATCGTGCCTAACGCGGGGTTTGCCTTCTGCCATGCCTCCGGCTGCGTCCATTCCTCGCGGCTGTCAAGCTCATAGAGGATTGGAAGAAACGTATCATCTTTGAAAACGCCGTCAACGATATTGCAGGCCGTCGCATACATTTCATCAAAGATGTTTTCGCGGATCGTTCCCGCCGTCGTTATCATAATCAAGAGCGGCTGGCGGCGGGCGCTCTGCGATTGCTTCATAACCTCGTATAAATTGCGGTCTTTAATGCCGTGCAATTCGTCGATCACAACGCAATGAGAATTTAGGCCGTCCATGCTGCCGCTGTCCTTGCTCAACGCCTCCATTTTTGAAAACGTGCTTGCAAAGTATAGATCGCCCTTGCGCTTGCGTACAAGCTCGCGCAACTGTGGGCTTTGCTTAATCATGTTATAGGCCTCTTCAAAGATAAGCCGCGCTTGATCTCGCTTTGTGGCAACGCAATAGATTTCCGCGCCCGCTTCACGGTCGGCGATCATCATATAAAGCGCAATGCCCGCCAGCATGGTACTTTTGCCGTTCTTTCGGGCAACGTAGAACATTGCTTCGCGGTACTGCCGCAAGCCCGTTTCTCTATCGACGAACCCGAACAGCGCGGATATGAAAGCCTTTTGGAACAATTCAAGCGTTACAGGCTTGCCCGCCCACTCGCCCTTTGAATGCTTGCAGAAGCGTTCTATAAACTCAATCGGGCGCAAGGCCTTCTTTTCGTCAAAGATATACCGTGCGCCCGCTTCCGGCGCTTCGATCCGCCGCGCCAGCTCTTCATAAACCTTCCGAACCCTGCGCGAAACAACGCATTTACCGCCTTTAATCTCCCTCCAATATTCAAGAATGTAATTCAAGGTTTATCCCTGCTTTGTGATGAAGTCCAGCACTTCATTTTTCTTCTTGCTGTCAACCTCCGGCGGCGGTAATAGGTCGGTAAGCTGCTTATAAAGAAGGCTGTAACGCTGGATCGTCGTATTATAAGACTTCAAAGCAGGGCTTTCCCGCAAGAACTCTTGTTTACCCTGCTTGAAGTGGTCAACCGTGCCGTTTTCCTTGATCTTTTCGCGCAAATCTGCAAGGGTTTCCGCCACGAAAGATATTTCAACAATGAGCTTTTCGGCTATGTCTTTGCGATCCGCCGGGACAAGTTTCAATATCTTTTTAAGTTTGCGCACGTCCTTCAATCTCTCATTATCTCTATCGTTTGTCATGGCAAATCACCCCGTTTCAATACTACCCGTTCGGGCTTTTACCCTCCCCTCATATGTGCGCCCGCGGAGAGGAAAAGACAGGTTGCCCCCTGACGGTGCGTTTTCCCCCTCTAAAAAATTTTAGTGGGGGGTATTTCGTCGCTGCGTCGTGAAGCGTCGTACTTCTCGAACCATTCCGCCGCCAGCTTTTCATTTAGCTTCCGGTTGTGCGCTCTGCTTTCGTCGCTCTGAATGCGTCGTATGCACTCTTCAAGCGTTGTCGGCATTAGAACAACCTCCGCCCGCAATTCGTCGGCAATGGCTTTCATTTCCCGTGTGTCTGCGATCGTCGTTATCACGAAGGCGCGTTCCCATCTGCCGCGCCGCGCCTGTATGATCTGATATAGCAATTCCCGAACTTCCAGCGCAACGGACAGGATCGGCGCATGGTTCAAATGCACGTTGCCCGTTTCACCGTTCAGCGCTGCGCACAGATAATCAAGATCAACAACTAAATCGTTGCCGCTTTTATGCTGCGCAACGTATGTTGTTTTCCCGCTCGCCGGACTTCCGCACACAAGAAATACATTCGCTTGCTTTATTACGTTGCCTTCATCATCGAAGGCAATACCATTCAGCCGCGCCGCCTGCCCCCGCGCCTTCATATCCTGTGAATGCTCTTCCGCGTGGCACTTTTCGCAAACGGCTTTCAGATTGTCCCAATTCAACGTTATATCCGGATCGTTGACGTTCCACGGCTTGATATAGCGAATATGGTGGACTACGGAAGCCGCCCCACCGCAACGTTCGCAAATATAGTGCTGGCTTTGCAAATAAGCCTCGCGCGTCTTGCGCCACTCCTTGCTGTCATAGAACGGCCTCGCGTAGTCCTTCGCCATACCCTTAACCCCTTTCCGCTTTCAGTTGAAGCGTTTTCAAAAGGCTGTCAATAGTCCGCTGTATCTTGTCAGCGTCTACCCGCTCCGCATGATACCAAAGCGTAAGAATGAACTTTCCCGCCGTATCTGCTAACGGTTCGGTTTTCTGTGCCTCCGCCGGAATGCCCGTGCAAAGCTCGATATAGTCCGGAATAGCCGCAAGCAATCCCGTTATAATATCGTCGTTGTCGGTGTTATCCAGCCGTAACGCTTCGCGGGCTTGCTCTAACGTAAGCGTTGCACCCGCTCCCGATTAAGTCGCCGAACGTGTCAGCTTGATAAAGGCCTCTTCCACAATGGGCTTGCAATCGGCAACCGCCATAGCGCGGTAATCAATGCGCCCGCTCTTGAAACTGCTTTCGCGGGAAGCCTCGATCGTGATACCTTCCGGCAGATTGTAGCCCATGTAGTTGAAGTTACCGAACAGGATAGTTTCCGCCGGGAGGTAATCATCAACAACGACAGGGAAGCCAAGAATTTTTCCGATCCCCTCGGCCTTCGGATCAGCAATGAAGATCGGTCGCTCGTTGCTGTCCACCATGCTGTAAAACAGGTTGTACAGCGCGGCGTTGTTCATTGCCCAGCAAGCGCCGGAAGCGTACCCGCGTTTCAGCGCGGCAACGACCTTCACAACGTCGGCATATTTCAGCCCGTTTGTTTTGTGGAAGGTAAAGGCGTTTGTATCGCCCCAAGTAATGCCGTTCAGAACGCCCGTACCCTGCGAAGAACCCGTACCGTTTACAAGACCGTCCGCAATGCAGGCCATCACGCAATTAGTAAGCTCTTCCACAAGGTAGCTTTCAAATGCAGCAATGCTCATGCTCTGCACTTTCACGCTGATGGAAAGCACCTTCATAATTTCGTAGCCGTCGAAAGAAACGGTTGCGACGCTGGGCGCTGCGCTGTCAACCGCCGCGCCCTCGGTGTGCCAGCTTGCAGCGGCGGCGGGAGTACCGACGGGGATAGCGATTTTAGAAGGCACATTGAAGGAACGGCAAACGCTCATAATGCCGCCCATCGTGCGGGCTTTGCTGATAACCTCGTTCAGCGTCTGCGTGGGGAGAGCCGCCGCAACGTTGCCGGAAGTGCCGTAAGCGTCCGCCCGCTGCTCGGTCATGGCGCGATTGAAGGCCGCTTCCTCAAAGCTGTTCAGCTTGCGCCCCAGCAGGCGTTTCATAAACGCGCTGCGGTATTCGGCGCTGTTGAATACGTCGCCTTCGGTGGCCTCATAGCTTGCGCGGCGCTCGAAGGTCATACCCGCGCCCGCCACGGGGTTAAAACCGTTCTGCTGCCCGCCTGCGGCGCGGCTCTGTACATTCTGCTTTGCCTGCGAAAGTCCTTCAAGCTCAATATTGAGCGCGTCCACGTCGGCGGTTGCGTCGGTGGCAACAATCTTCTTGATCTCTGCCGCTCTGCGCTCGATTTCCTCCAGCGTACAAGTGCGGTAATGGTTGAAAGCCTCTGCAATAGTCTTGAATTTCATTTTGTATTCCTCCGTTTGATTGAAATAATGGCGTTTGCCGTTTCTGTGATCTGCTTTGCGAAGGCAAGGTTTTCACTTCGCGCCGCTTTTGGGTTGTTGCTGCCCTCGTAGCCGGAAGCAATTTTCTTCTGTTCCCGCTCCAAGATGTCAATTTGCCTGTAAAGCACTTCTGTAAGCGATTTACGCGGCTTGTCCTGTGCGGCCTCCGCCGCCTCGGTCTGCTCCCGCTCCGGCTCGGCGGGCTTTTCGATATGGATTTCAATTTCCGTTGTATTCCCGTCCTGCTTGACAATGGCGGGCTTTACAACAATGCCGTTTTCGTCTGCCATAGCGTTATACCTCTTTCAGCAGAATTGAATTTGCCTTGATAATGGCTTTCGCCCTCTCCGCCGCCGTAGAAGTCCATGCGTTAATAGCGGATCGCGCTTCAACGCTGGTTTGTGGATAAGCAGGGAACGGAACGACGCTGATTTCATACACTTTTTCAATCTTTGTGATCGTGCGTGTATTTGTCGCCGCGTCGTAGCTGTCGCCGCCCTCCGGCACTTTGAAGGCGAAGGACATTCCGGAAAGATCGCCGCGCTGTACTGCCGTATAAACGCTTCGCGCTTCCTCGGTGTCCGGTAATTTTGCAACCATGCTTAACCCTGCCGCGTCAAGCGTCAGTTGCATTGTTTTGGGCGTTCTCGCAAGCGGTACTTTGTTCAAGTCGTGATTGTAGAACAATCTCGCGTCGGACAAGTCCGCATGATCCAGCGCCCCCGCTCGGATAATTTCAATAAACGTGCCTGCCGGATCGTTTATCGTGGTGGGCTGGTCGTAAACAATCGGCCTACCCTCTAATTTAAGAACCTTCGCCGCGCCTGCCGCCGCCGCGTCCGCTCTTATTTCGCATACTCTAATTTCCTTCATGCCTGCGTTCCTCCGTTCTCTCCGTTTTTGCCGTCCGCTCCCGCTCCGGTATCACCGTTCAGCGCTGCGGGCGCTTTTGCCTTTGCAAGCTGGTATTCCTCCGCCTTGTCCGCGTCAACGTAATTCAGCGATTGAATGCGGCGATCTCCGCCGGAAACGCTCGGAAGGTTCAGAATTTCCAATGCTTGATTGACCGTAAGCAAGCCCATAGGCATAATTTCACGGATCAAGTTTACTTTCGTCGCGTTGCTGGTGAATTGAAGTCGCCCGCTCTCGAACAGAATAGAATTGCCGAAGGCTCTTTCCCGATCGTTGAACAGCTTGCGCGTAAATTCAAGGCTTAATTGCAGCGCCAGCGGTTCAATGACGCTTTCATAGAACGCCGCCCATTGGTTTTCGTCGTAGCTGCTGTTTACGATCGCTTCCGAAACGCCTAAATAGTCGTAAATCTTCGTTTTCACGGCCTGCATTTGCTTTTCGTCGATCGCATACGGCTTGTTGTCGATCGGGATATACTCGGCGGCGCTGTCAAGAACGGCAATGCCGCCGTTATTGTTGATGTTCAAATAGTCCTGTATGAAGTTTTCGCGCATTTCCTTCAAGATGTCGGCATTCGCAAGCTGTGTGCGTTTCAGAATGCCGCGAATGCTCGCGCCTGTCTTGATCGCGGAAACAATGCCTTCATTCTGCGCGTGGGCAAGCTGCAACGCGGGGGAAAGCGCGTCGTTAGGATCGCCTAAAATATCGTTCCCGTTGAAATTGCGGCGAAGGTGGACAATATCCGCATACGGTAAAATGACTTCACGCCCGCCGGAAAAGATGAAGCGCACATATAGCGCCCCGCCCGTGTCGCTCAAAAACTCCGCATGAACCGGATTGAGCGGGAACACGGCGACGCATTGCCCGCGTTCGTCCTTCTGAATGTACGCAAAAGCGTTGTTGTACAGAAAATAGTGAGTAAACAGCTTATACAGCATATCGAAGGCGGACATATACGGGTTTGGCTCAACCTGTAACAGACGGTTTAACTTGCAATCGCCCGTTACCTGTTCATGATCCCGATACTTGATAATGTGCGATCCTTTCAGCTTTGCAGCATTGCGGGCGATCGCGTCAACGGCGCTTCTGAAAATGTCGTTGCTGTATGCGTTACCGCTCCATGCTGAAAAGGCATTCCCGCCGCCGATGATCTCCGCGCGGCTTGTTCCCCGTGCTGGAGGCTTTACCCTCCCAAATATGCGTTGAAAGATATTCACGCGTCTTTGTCCTCCTTCCGGCGCTCCGCTGCTTTCTCTTCCTCTTCGTTCCTCCGTTCCTGCTGACAATCGCAACTTTCCGAAGGATCAAGGGCGCAACCGCAATGCGGGCATACTCTGAAATACATTTTCGTTTCTCCTTTCTGTCTGCTTTTTCTCCCACCCCTCCGCCCCTCCCGCTGGGAGGGGGACAGGCTCAAAGGAATTGAACACGCCTGCGGGCGGGCTGCTGTCTGCGTGTCTATGTGCTTCCTCTGATGATTTTTTGTTATCCCCGCCGCCGTCCTGCTTCTATCACTCCGGCAACTCACCGTAAAGAGGCTTTCGCGGCATATCCTCGCGCCGCGTTGCGCCGCTCCGGTATTCCACGTTCCTCTTGACGGCTCGCCGCCTTCGTGATCTATCTAAAGCAGGCGACGGGGAATTAAACAAAAAATCATCTTCAAAGAAAGTGTTGGTTATCGAACCTTACTTATTTACAAGGCCTTCAAAGCTGATCCGCGATCAGCATTTTAGAGGCCGTTTCCGGTTATTCGGTGGCGGTGCTTCCGCCGCGTCCTCGTTACGAACGTACTTGAAGCACATATAGCCGTAACGGTTCGTTTTTGCTTCTACAAGCCTGTAACCCTTCGGCGCTCGCGGCGGCTTGCTCTCGGAATACTCCCGCTTTGCTTCCGTCGCCGCTTCCTTCTCCGGCTTGCACAAATTCCGCGTACCCTTGTAATGGTGGCGCGTCCCTCTCTCCGGTGTCCAATGGTCGAAAAGGTAATTTGCAAGGCCTGTATAATCCCGCCCGTGATCCACGCCGTTGTAGTAGTTGTGTTCCCGCAAGTGTTCAATACGAATGATCGTTCCGCCGTCCCACTTCTCCCGTATCTGCTCTTCGGTCAGCCCGTTAGATACCATGTGAAAGTGAATGCGGCTCGTTGTCTTGCCTCTGCCGGGGTAAAGCGCTATTTGCGCGTCCGGATTTAACCGCCGCAACCGCCGCCAAAACGGATTTATGATCCCGTCCGCCTCGGCGAAAGTATGTACTTCGTGTTCGTTGTCCAACGTGATCGTGGTATAGAGGGAAGCGGGGGAAAACGTCGCGTTGAACATTCGCGCATGATTTCGACGGGCTAACCGCTGCTTGAAGTCCTCGTATTCCTCCGCGCTGCTGAACCGTGGGCGCGGCTCTGCCTTCTTTACGTCCTTTGTCCGATCCGGCAAGGTGTACACCTCCTGTTCACATACGCTACCCGCGAAAATCCTTCTTTTTGCTCGCATTTTTGGCCTCCTGCCTTGACAAAAGGCCGTACAACTGCTATAATCTATTTGTAGTGAATAGCTGTTGTACAGCCCTAACGTTCATCGGTTGCCGCCGATGGGCGTTATTTTTTTGTCCTCTTTTTTCATAATGCTACTGCCTCCAGCAATTCCGCTATGTATGGATCGCGGCGGCGCTCCGGCGAAAGCGTCCGGACGGCCTCGCGGCATTCCTCGCGCAACTCGTAACGATCTTCAAGGCGATAGGAAGAAGCCGGATCGCGAAGGGGGAAATATGCTTCATAGCTCACAAGATCGGCTTTCCGGCATTTCTCACCGTAATATTTGCGTAGTCGAAGAAACTTCTTTTTGACCGCTCCGCAAGCTATCGCGTCAAAGCAAACGCCCGCTGCGATCCCTCTTTCTAAAGCCTCTTCTGCAACCTCAACAACGGTTTCATATGCGATCGCTATAACGTCGTCCATTTCGCACCATACGTCTTTGCATTGAAGAACGCCGCACATTTTCAGCGCCGTATATTTTGCAGGTTCTAACGCTTTCAATATTGCGCCGTCCCGCTCCGCTCTTGTTGAAAAAGGCTTAACGCGCGGTTTATGCTCTGCCGCCGCCTCCGCATAGTGCTTGAAAAGCTGTTCCGGCGTAACCTCCAGCGCGTCCGCGATCATCTGCGCCGTTGTGTCCGTTACGCTCTTCATCTGCTGTTTCGGGACAATGCCGCCCGCCGCCCATGTTTCATATGCTGCTATCGAATAACGGCTTACGCCGGAAAGCTCCGCCAACTTCGTAACAGTCCAGCCGCGCCGCCTGCGCTCCTGCTCAATCGTGTTCGGGAAACTCTGACACTTGAAGTTATATTTTCTGCTTCCTGTCATACCGCGTCGCCCTCCAACGAAAGAACTTTGCAAATGATATGCGCCTTGAATGCCTTGCCCTTGTATGCGTCAAGATATGTCGCATAATTCGCCCGTGCGATCTCCGTAATGATCCCGCGCGGCAACGGAAGGGCGGCAAAGTCTAAAGCAAATTCGTGATAGTCCATCTTCCGGCGGTTCTGCTCCCGATCCTCTGCGCCCATTTGGAAACTCTCTTCTTCCATGCTCCGGTATTCCTTTTCGATCGCGGCTATCTGTATCGGGCTTGATCCCCATACCTCCGTTTCGTAACCCTCATACGTGGAACGACCGCCGCCGCGCTTCTTTTTCCGCTTGCTCATTGTTTACGCTCCTTTCACCTCCGACGGCCTGCCGTATGAAGTATCTTTTGGCAAGCAGCCGTATTTCTTCTTGTGCCATGCCTCGAACTTCGCTTGATTGTCCGGATCATCGAAGAAACTTCCGATCGCTTCAAACAAGCCCCGACAATGCGCCGCCATGACGGGCGCGGGCATTGTGTCAAGCTGTACCGTTATCCCGCTCATGTGTTAGGCCTCCTTTACTTGTTGTGCGCACACAACATAGTTGCTAAAAAAAATATTGTCGATCGGCTCTTGAAGAGCGCGGGCAATTTGAAACATGACAACGTTTGAAATTCTTGTTTGCTTCCCGCTCTCAATCGCCGAAAGATACGGCCTGCAAATGTTAGCCCGCTCCGCAAGCTGCGCTTGTGTCATTCCTCTTTTCTTGCGGTACTCTTTTACCTTGTTTAACACGCCGTTCACCTCCTACATGTAAAGCATACACAACAAAACCCATTTTGTCAAGCGTACACAACAAGATTATTTTGTAAATTTTCTGTGCTTGTCTTGATTTGTTGTAGTGTGTAGTTTACAATATGATAAAAGGCGGTGTTGTGTATGGATAACAATGCATTAGGTAAGGCAATACGGAAAGCGCGTGGTGATCTTTCGCTTCGTGATTACGCTAAAAAAATCGGAATAAGTCATACGCATTTGGACAGTATCGAAAAAGGCTATGATCCGCGCACGGGTAAGCCCGTGACAATTAGCCTTGATACGTTTGTCAAGCTGTCTGACGCTACCGGAATACCGCTTGAAGAATTGCTTTTCATGTTAAAGTACAACCTTAACGACCTTGAAGCGATCGAAGAAAAACCCGCCACAAGTAGAACGCCAATAGAAAGTATGCTTTTAAGATATTTTTCAAATGACGCTTCGCAATTTGGAAAACATCTGCAAGCTAAAATCCAAGAGCAAGTGAACAGCGAAAGCAATTCTTCTCTTTTACTTGAACAGATGAACGAATTATTTAACAATGTTTCCAAATTGTCCGAAACTGAACAAAAGGCTTTTTATACCGGACTTGTAAAAGGGATAGAGCGTTGGGAAAATGAACAGAAGGGGGAATAATAATGCCGGAAGCATTAAACGCGGTCATATACGCCCGCTATTCCTCCGATCGTCAGACAGAACAAAGCATAGAAGGACAATTACGGGAATGTTACGCATTTGCGAAAGCGAATGATATAGCCGTAATTGATACCTATATCGACCGCGCTATCAGCGGCAAGACGGACAACCGCCCCGCCTTTCAAAAGATGATAGAGGACAGCGCAAAGCGTCAGTTTCAAGCCGTCATTGTGTACCGCCTCGACCGCTTCACCCGCAACCGCTACGACAGCGCAATTTATAAAGCCCGTTTGAAGAAAAACGGCGTGAAGGTTCTTTCCGCTATGGAGAACTTGAACGGATCGCCGGAAAGTATCATCATGGAAAGCCTGCTTGAAGGCATGGCGGAGTATTACAGTGTTGAATTGTCGCAGAAGATCACGCGCGGCATGAGAGAAAACGCCTTGAAGGGTAAGGCGCTGGGCGGTCAGCGCGTATTGGGGTACAAGGTCAATTCCGATTGCTATTTTGAGATTGACGAAACGACCGCTCCCGTTGTCGTTGATATTTTCAAGCTGTACAGCAGCGGCAAGACCGTAAAAGAGATATGCGACATTCTCAACGCTCGCGGCGTGAAAACGGCTCGCGGCGGCGCGTTCAATAAAAATAGCCTGCATACTATCTTGACGAACAAGAAGTACATAGGCATTTACAAAACAAAGTATGGGGAGATCGTCGGCGGCATTCCGGCGATCATCGACAAGGAATTATTTGAAATGGTGGCGTTGCGTATGGAGCAAAACAAAAAAGCCCCCGCAAGAGCGAAGGCGGAAATAAACTATTTGCTTTCAACAAAGCTGTTTTGCGGTAAATGCCGCTCCGCTATGGTTGGAGAAAGCGGCACAAGCAAGACGGGCAAGAAGTATTATTACTATGCCTGCGTCAAGAAGAAGCGTGAAAAGGCCTGCGACAAAAGTAACGTGAAAAAAGACTGGATCGAAGATTTAGTGATCCAGCGTACCGTTACGGACATTCTGAAAGACGATGTTATAGAGAAGATCGCGGATCGGCTTGTTGAATTGCAGAAGGCGGAAGCCGCCCAAAGCGGGACAATGCTTTATTTGGAAAACTCCCTTGCTGAAATTCAAGTTTCTATCAAAAACATTATGACCGCGATTGAAAAGGGGATCATAACCGAAAGCACGAAAACCCGCTTGACCGAATTAGAGGACGAAAAGCGCAATGTTGAAATAGAGATTGCAAAAGAAAGCATTGCGCGGCGGATCATCAGCAGGGAACAAATTATTTATTGGATTTCCAGCTTTAAGGACGGCGACATAACAAGCGAAAAATACCGCCAGCAGCTTATTGATACCTTTGTTCACGCCGTTTTCGTCTATGATGATAAGATTGTCATAACCTACAATTACAGCGGCGAAAACAATACCGCTACTATTTCGGATTTGGACTTATCAAGTCCACCAAAGCAGAGCCAGACGAACCATGCAGGTTCGCCTGGCTTTTGTTCTGCTCCGACGATCTATATGGTCAGCGATGTTTTCGTCTTGGTCTGCCCGTTCAGCCATGCTCGGAAATAAGAAAAGCGGCTACCGCACAGTTTCTCTGCTGTGTGGTAGCCGCTTCGTTTTTCGTCATAGCCATAACCTATTTCGTTATATTCTACCAAAACCCTGCGGAATTCTAAAATTGTTGTTAGAATCTACCGTAAAGGAGCATGGCTATGATTAGGATTTTACTGTCCACCCGGCTTGGCGAGCGGAGGTGGACGCAAGCTGACCTTGCGAGGGCAACAGGCATTCGACCTTCGACAATCAATGACCTGTACCACGAGATCGCTGAAAGGGTCAACCTGGAGCATCTCGACCTCATTTGTGAGGCGCTGGGGTGCGAGCTGTCAGATCTGATGATCCGGGAGGAAAACCCGGATGTCAGAGTCAAATCGCGCACCGGCGCGGATATACATAGCAAGCGTTAAGCCTGCTCCAAGGCCTCGGGCGTTCATTCGCCCGGGGCCTTTTCTTATATCTCCTCGCCGTCCTGTGTGACAAAACGGATTTCGACTGTGCAGCCGAGCGCAGCCGCCAACTCCGTGATGTCTTTTTCAGTAAAGTTCCCGCGCGTCATTTTGTTGGACAGGTTTTGCCGCGTCTGCCCTGACGCCTCAGCCAGATCGCCCATCGTTATTTTCTGCCTTTTCATGATCAGGCGAATCTTTTCGGCAACAGAGAGCCCCATACTCTCACCTCCTCACTCGTACTATACACTAAAATGTGTCTCTTGTCAAAAACTTTTTTACGATTTCCACGAAAAAATGTAAAATAACCGTTGACAAGTGACACGAATTAGTGTAATATAGTTCTTGTAAGGGAGAGGAACAAACCTCTCCGGAAAGGAAGACAGGCCGATGGACAAAGCAAAAAAGAAGCCCTGCAAGAGCTTCTGAGGTTGCTGGCTGATAACCCCGATTTAGCCGACCGGATTACAATCACCATCAAACCTAACAGCAAGCCCCAGCAGGGCGAACGCCAAGAGACCTAACCCCGGCGCGAGGGGGGGAGCGGGAAAGCTCCCCTCCCCCTCAGTATAAAGCACCGAGTGTGAAAATACAAGGAGGAACGCAAAATGATGATGTCCGAGTTTATCGACCGCACCGGCTTCGAGCCGACCGCCAAAGAATACGCCAAGATCGAAGAAGCCTATTACGACTTCGATGGTGACAAGGACGCCTTTTGTAAGGCTTTCGTCAAGGACGGCGGGGCGCGGAAGCTCTGCAAGGCCAGAGCCGCCGAGATCGACCGACTGAACAGCCTGCTGCTGGAGAGCGAGCGGCAGTACAAGAAGGATATGGCCGACCGTGAAAAGCGGATCGACGAGCTGACCGCCGAGCTGGACCGTGAGCTTGAATGGAAGCCCAGCGATGGTGCCGGCACGAACATGGAGCAGAAGCGTTACGAAGAGCTTGCCAAATACGGCAAGGCGATGACCGACGAGGAGGCCAAGGCGTTTATCGCTGACGAGTGCGGCTTCGATCCCGAGAAGATCCGCATTCTGCACGAGGTCAACACCTACGAGGTCAACAAGCACCGCCGCCTTCGCAAGTCCGGCACCTTCGACCGCGCGCCTGTGTACAAATCCACCGACTGGAACTACGTCCGCTTTGACTGCGCCTGCTTCATGTATGAGCTGGTCAACGGCGAACTCCGGTTCTACTGCTGCTGAGAAAGGAGATGCCCCATGACTATCAAAACTCTGGAATATATCCACGCTCTCTTGATTGAAAAAGAGCAGCAGGCCAACGAGGTCTACAAAAATTCCCGCAAGCTCCAGCACGAATACGAAGAATCCGAAACCGCGTCGAAAGACCTGATTAAGCGCCAGACCGAAGCCGCCGACGGATATATGCACGAACACATCGCCGCCGCTAATGCGTTGGAGGACTTTGAGAGCCAGGAGTGGTAAGCACCAATTTCACGCCGCCCGCCCCGGAGGTTACGAGGGCAAGGAGGAATACGAAATGTACGGGACAGTCATCATCAAAACCGCCTCGGCGCAGGCACAATTCAAGACATGGGCGCATGACAGCATCTATGCTTTTCTGACTGACCACGGCTATAGCCACGACATAGCCGCAGATGTTGCAGGCTGGGCGGACCTCGCTTCGGTTGGTGAGGAATACGAACTTGACGGTGCCGCAATCATTATCGTCGATTAACGAAGTGCCTGACCTATCGGGCCTACGGGGAGAAAGGACACGACCATGAACAAAATCCGCCGCAAGAATTTGCAGAGTATCATCGACCAGCTGGAGGAGCTGAAAGGCAGCCTCGAAGACCTCCAGGCTGAGGAGGAAGAGTACCGCGACAATATCCCTGAGAATATGCAGGAGAGCGAACGATACGAAAAGGCAGACGAGGCCTGCGACAACCTTTCCGAAGCCGTGGATAACCTGGAGGAAGTCATCAGTAGCATCGAAGCTGCCATTGAGTAAGAGGCGCGAGCATGAGGAAAATTACCGTCTTCGACTTTTGTAGTCAGATCGGCGCGGCCAGTGAGGAAATTCCCGTTGTGGTGAAAGCTGGTATGAGGGAAATCGGCCGCTTCCGTAGCTTATACAAGATCCCGGCGCAAGCGATGCCGGGAGTGCTGGAAGCCAAAATCACCTATGTTACCATGGGGCGCGAAGAAATCATCATCCAGGTCGCATTGAAAGACTACAACACCAAGCTGTAACTGCATGACCGGCTGACCTATCGGCGCGACGGGGAGAAAGAGTATCGCAATGGAAAAGAAAGATTTGACCTTTACATTTGACCCCAATGATTTGGGCAGTATGTGCGAGCTGATGGACAAGTATGGCGATAGCGACACGATGTTCATGGGCGTCAATACCGAATTTGAGGAAACGGAGATTTCCATCTTTCCCGATAAGATCGTCTATGCGACCTATCAGCACAACGGCTGGAAGCGCGAGAATGTTTACTGGCGCGATGGTACTCGCGAAGAAACATTTAAAGGCCGCTGGAAGCCCAGAAATTAACATGAGGAGGTACACCATGGAGAACAGGTTTTGGACGGTCACCTATCGCAATCGTGACAACGACCAGCGGATCACCGCCGCCGTATTCGCAGCAGATCAGCGGCAGGCGCAGGAAAAGGCTCAAGACGACGGCCGGATCAACGACCGCGAGGTGTGGGAAATCGAGAGCGTCGAGCCACACGAGGAAACGCTGGCGCGGATTCTCGTTGCTGAATTCAGCAAGAAGCAGCAGGGCGGGCATTTTGCCTGCCCCCGCTGCGGGAAGATGACGATGGACGCGGAGAGCGTCACGCGCAACGCTCTAAGCCGAAGGGCCACGGTCTATATCTGTGATGCCTGCGGAATGCAGGAGGCCTTGGAGGACATGATGGACAGCATAACTCCGCTGACCGCATGGGCTATCGTCGCCGCGCCGGGAAACTGGCGCATGGAGGAAGGAGGCAATGAGTGTGAAGCGTGACGACGAGCTGATGTTCTACACAGAGTGCTGGCGTGAGCTGAGGAGTTTTCTTACGGAGGTCGTGCGAGACAACACGGGAGAATATCCCTTCGCGCAGGATGTCTTGAATCTGATGCGCAGCATCGAACGGAAATACGAGGGGTGCTGATATGAGCAAATCTTGGACGCCCGAGGAGCTGGCCGCTGCCAGTGCCGCGATGAAAGCGGAGGGCCACATGAGCTACGAGGAGTTCTGCGCCGCGCCGGTGCTGCGACTGGAACACAGAGGCCGCGACAGCTGGGGTCGCCCCGTCTACGAGTGCGACGGTCGGCTCTATGTCGATGTCGACCCGCGCCGGAGCAGACCGGCCGACATCTGCACGAAGCAGGGCAACGCCTTCGACGGTGAGCCCTGCGACCCCGTGCCGGAAGGAACGATCATTGAGTTTGTTCCAGCACGGGACACATGGGATTTTTGAAAGGAAGGCGCGGTGGCCACGCGCAAGCGCCTCTCTCGCCGCCGTAGGTGAGTTGCAACACGCCCTTTACATCGCGGGAGGGTAGACGCACACCCAAGCCGCGAAAAGCGCCACAGCGCCCCATAAACGCGAAAGCGCTGAAAAACAGAAAAAGCCCCCTCGACAGGACGGTAAAATCCTGCGAGGGGGCTTTCATTGTGCGGGGCGGCATTCAGATGGCGGGGCTGTCGATACTGCCGTCGTTATCCGTGTCGGTCCGGAAGTTGTTTGCCTTGGCTGCCTCAAAGGTGATTCCTCCGCGCTTGTGGTCGGACTTCGCAAGCGAGAGGTAGCCGTTTGCTCCGGCGATGATGATCGCCTCGCCAACGCCGGTGGCGGCAGTGAGCCATGCAGCGGCGGCGGTATAGCCGCTCTTGATGCACAGATACATGAGGAACAGGCATTCCTGAACGATCAGCAGACCGGCCAGCATCGCCAGCAGGCACACCACCTTGCTCCATTCGACCTTGCGCTTCTTCGCGGCTCTGCGCTTGCGCCTTGCCATCAGCTCAGCCTAAACTTCTGGGCGAAGCGGTAGAGGACGGTCACCAGCTGCTCGCGGGTCATCATGTCCTCCCACATTCCATTGAACTCATCGGAGTTGCCGCCGCGAATGATGCCGTTATCC